ATGAAAGCCGAAACCCGAATCCTCGAACTGCGCGCCGAACTCGACCAGCACAACCACCGCTACTACGTGCTCGACCAGCCCAGCATCCCGGACGCCGAGTACGACCGCCTGTTCCGCGAACTCCAGGCCCTCGAAGCCGAGCACCCGGAGCTGGTCACCGAGGACTCGCCGACCCAGCGCGTCGGCGGCACTGCTCTCTCGGCCTTCACCCAGGTCCGCCATGAAGTGCCCATGCTCAGCCTGGGCAACGCCTTCGAAGAAACCGACCTGCGCGAGTTCGACCGCCGCGTGGTCGACGGCCTCGACCTGCCGGCCGGCGACCTGTTCGGTGGCGGCGCACCAGTGGACTACAGCTGCGAACCCAAGCTCGACGGCCTCGCCGTCAGCCTGCTCTACCGCAACGGCCAACTGGTACAAGGCGCCACCCGCGGCGACGGCACCACCGGCGAGGACATCAGCGTCAACGTCCGCACCATCCGCAACGTCCCCCTCAAGCTGCAAGGCGAGGGCTGGCCGGAAGTGCTGGAAGTGCGCGGCGAAGTCTTCATGAGCAAGGCCGGCTTCGACAAACTCAACGAAGCCCAGGCGGCCGTTGGCGCCAAGACCTTCGCCAACCCGCGCAACGCCGCCGCCGGCAGCCTGCGCCAACTGGACTCGAAGATCACCGCCAGCCGCCCGCTGGAATTCTGCTGCTACGGCATCGGTCAGGTCTCCGCGCCGGTCGGCGACACCCATATCGGCATCCTCCAGCAACTCAAGGCCTGGGGCATGCCCATCAGTCGTGAGCTCAAGCACGCAGCCGGCATCGAGGAATGCCTGGCCTACTACCAGGACATCGGCGCCCGACGTAACGACCTGCCCTACGAAATCGACGGCGTGGTGTTCAAGGTCAACAGCCTGGCCTCGCAGCGTGAACTCGGCTTCCGCGCCCGCGAACCGCGCTGGGCCATCGCCCACAAATTCCCGGCCATGGAAGAGCTCACCGAAGTGCTCGACGTCGAATTCCAGGTCGGCCGTACCGGCGCCGTCACCCCGGTGGCGCGGCTCAAACCGGTCAAGGTCGCCGGCGTCACCGTGGCCAATGCCACCCTGCACAACATGGACGAAGTCGCCCGTCTGGGCGTGATGATCGGCGACACCGTGATCATCCGTCGCGCTGGCGACGTCATCCCGCAGGTCATGCAAGTGGTGCTGGAGCGCCGCGACCCGGACGCCGTGCGCCCGGTGCAGATTCCCACCGAATGCCCGGTGTGCGGCTCCCAGGTCGAGCGCACCCAGCTGGTCAAGCGCAGCAAGGGCAAGGAAACGGTCAGCGAAGGCGCGGTGTACCGCTGCGTCGGCCGCCTGGCCTGCGCCGCCCAGCTCAAGCAGGCGATCATCCACTACGTCTCGCGCCGCGCCATGGACATCGAAGGCCTGGGTGAAAAGAGCGTCGAGCAACTGGTGGACGAAGGCCTCATCACCTCGCCGGCCGACCTCTACGGCCTCACCTACGAACAAGTGGTGGAGCTCGAAGGCTTCGCCGAGGTCTCCAGCAACAAACTGCTCGCTGCTATCCAGGACAGCAAACGCCCGGGCCTCGCCCGCTTCATCTACGCCCTCGGCATCCCCGATGTCGGCGAAGAAACCGCCAAGGTCCTGGCCCGCTCCCTCGGCTCGCTGCAGCGGGTCATGCAGGCCCTGCCGCAGGTGCTCACCTACCTGCCGGACATCGGCCTGGAGGTCGCCTACGAGATCCACAACTTCTTCGAGGACGAGCACAACCGCAGCGTCATCCAGCAACTGCTCGACTGCGGCATGCAGCTGCAGGACGAAGGCGAACTGGCTGCCGAATTCGCTGCCAGCACCACCCTGGCCGGCATGATCGCCAAGCTCGACATCGCCTCGGTCGGCCCGACCGGTGCGGAAAAGCTGGTGGCCAAGCTGGACAGCCTGGACAAGATCTTTGCCGCTGATGCGATTGATCTGCGCCAGGCCCTCGCGACCAAGCAGGCCGAAGCGGTGCGCGAGTTCTTCCTCATCGAAGAAAACCGCAACCTCGCCCGCGCCATCGAAGCGCAACTGCTGGAATTCGGCATGCACTGGGCCAGCGAGAAAAAGACCGCCGAAGGCCTGCCGCTGGCAGGGCAGACCTGGGTGCTCACTGGCACGCTGGAGCGCATGAACCGCGACCTGGCCAAGGACAAGCTGGAAAGCCTCGGTGCGAAAGTGGCGGGTTCCGTGTCGGGCAAGACCCACTGCGTGGTCGCTGGTCCGGGTGCCGGTTCCAAGCTGACCAAGGCCAACGAGCTGGGGGTCAAGGTCATGGATGAGGATGCCTTCGTCGAGTTTCTGGCGGGGCAGGGCATCGCGATCTGACAGGGCGGCCTCAAGTCAAGCCGGCTTTGTCATGACACTGTGGGAGCGAGCTTGCTCGCGAAGGGCCGCACAGCGGCCCCAAAACCATTCACCTAATTGTGTCAGGAAGGCTACGGACCTCGGGTGCCCCCATAAACCCGGTGTCCCTAATACGCCTGACAAAACCGGCATTCAGGTTTATCCACAGCTTCGCGACCAACTGCAAAAAAGTCTGTTGTCAGCCATCCCCTTCGGACAAGTCCTTGAGAAATGATGATTTTTTCTCGCCGAGAGGTTGTAACTCTGCCTCAGACCGGTACAATGGCGCGGCTCGTCACCTGACGAGCTGCGTAATGGTGGCCCCATCGGTCCCCCCGCAACGATTACCCGTCAACCTGGTCAGGCCCGGAAGGGAGCAGCCATAGCGGGAACATTGTGTGCCGGGGTGTGGCTGGTGGGGCCGCCTCCATTCTATAAGCCCTTGATTTTACAGGGGTTCTTCGCAAGAAAATCCAGAAGTGGACCAGCGTTTAGGCACACCAGAGTGGTGCGTCATGAGCCGCATGTTATCGCTTGGGTGTCCTCACTTCCACTTCTCCTATGTACCACTAGCGTCATTTCAATTTCAGCCAGCATGATGATCCCTAGAGCTGCCGTTCCTTGAGATGGCACAAGGGTGTCATTCTGATGGCTTTTTGGTATGTTCTTCCACTCATGAATCTCCCTGCGAGCTAGAGTGATGGATTATTCTTTCGATGATTTCTGGCCAGAGAAGTTGGCTGGTCTACAGAAAAACCCGGCGCTGGCCCCATTGGCTGGTTGGGATGGGAACCCACCTCGGCTTGAGTCCTTTGTTGCAGCGAATGTCGCCCCTCGACCGGATTACAATAATCTGCAAGAGCGTGTCTGGTTGATTGCTGCTCCTGGCGCTGTAGGTAAGTCGACCTTGGCAAAAGAGATTTGTGCTCAGACAGGGGCTGTGTATCTGGATCTGGCCGAGGCATCGACTGTCGCGGGCAATTATTTGGTGGGTGGCCTTGTTTACACAAATCTGCTAGTCCCGTGGGCTTCAGGGGCAACTGCGGTTGTTATTGATGCGCTTGACGAAGCACGGCTACGAGTTACGCAGGCTGGCTTTGAAGACTTCCTCGCTGATGTGGCCAAAGTCGCAGAGATGGGTAAGTTTCCTATCATTCTTTTGGGGCGAGTAGGAATAATTGAAGAGGCTTGGCTGATCCTTAATGAAGGATCGAAGATGTCACCGCCTATTCTTGATATTTCGTTTTTTGATCCTGATCAAGCCAAGCTATTCGTCATGGCTCGACTTGACGCTCTTGGCAGATCCGAAGTGGCAAATGCAGAGTACGCTCACTTGAAGAATGCCTTGGTTAATCATAGGCAGGTTTATCAGGATGCTGTAATTCAGGTTATTCAGGGGATAAGTGAACTTTCTCAAGCAGATGCGGATCGCTTCGTGGGGTACGCTCCAGTTCTAGACGCTGTTGCGAAAGTTATTGCTTCTGAGCCAAATCCTGCGCGTATAAAAGAAGACTTAGAACGAGTCCTTGAAGGTGAAGTTCTAACTAGCTTGGCTAGTCAGATTCTTGTTCGTGAGTGCGGCAAGCTAACGGCTCAGTTGAAGAATACGAATCCGGAATTCCCAGATGGACTTTATGAGCCAAGTGAGCAGTTACATCGATTGTCTTGCCTTCTCTTCAATCTGCCCGCACCGCCAGTGCCTAGCTCATTATCCCCGGCCTTGATACCGGTTTATGAGCAAGCAGTAAAGAACCTCCTGCCGCAGCACCCTTTCCTAAGTGGTGATGGGCGTAGAGCGTCTAGTTCGGTATTTGAGGCGGCAATTGTATCCTATGGTTTGAAAAGTCGTTTAGTAGAACTGCGCAGTAATGCAGTACGTTATGTCGCGTCTGCTACACACACTTCGAACCCGTTTCTGATAGACTTCTATCTCTCATCGAATGGTAAGAAACATGTACCTGCCGAGCACATCGGTATAATTTTCGACTCAGTTGCATCAAAGGCCAGTAGTGGGGACCAGGTTAGACTCTACGTCAGCGAAGGAGAGGATGGGTCTCTCGAATACGAGATTGTTTTTCAGCGAGAAGATGGAAAGGTTAATACGCATCATCTCGTTTCACCTGAAACCGGGGTGATCACTCTCGCTCGTAAGGTGTCCGGAGTATCAGTTGACTGCGAGTCGAGAGATGTTTCGCTAGGGTTGGGAGGGCAGCTTGAACTTATCGCTCCAACCGCTATAAGGTGTAGAGAGCTCAAGCTCAACTGCGACCAGCTTATTGTGAAGTCTGACCCTAAGAGGCAGGAAGAGGTCGTAGTTTTAGAGGCTGAGTCATTAAATCATGGTGGTAACATCGCCGCTCCAGTTGTGAGATCTGGTGTGCTATTTAGTGTGGCTTGGCCTGGGGCTGAAACTTATCCGTGGTCCGCATACTCTGCAACAGACGACAAGAACGAGCCTGCTCATATCGCGGAGGGGTTACGGACATTAAGGCGATTGGTTATGGCCTTCCGTTCTCATAGCAAAGGACAGCTTGCAAGGTTCAGGGATAAGATTGATCATTACCGGATGCTGAAGGGAAAGGTGGGTGAAGCGCTTCTTCAGAAATTGATTGATGATAATATCGTTTGGACGGAAGGGGCTATGTATTGTCTGGATGCTAATGAGCTAGGTGCTAAAGTTGGTATCTCGTTCCAAGATGCTCAGGCTAAACGCTACTCACAGGTGACAAGAGACTATTTGTCAGATCTGGTTTTTTGATCGTTATATGCCGACTCACTGAGTCGGCATATTCACAGTTTTTTAAACTTCCAGAATTCATGGCTCAGAGGCGTTCTGTGCTTAATTCGAGTTACGTGGCGCCTGGCATAATTTGCCATAATCTGGAAATATCACGGGCATGAAACGCCGCCTGAGTGCGGCTTAATTGTCTTCTAGCAGGACGCGGTTAGGTCGACTTTTCCTATTAAGGTTTCAACACTGCTCTGATCGTAGGCTAGCTAAGCCCAGACTTATGCTCTCAGCGTTTGTATCTAACGTTCTGAGAGCTGCCAGGACGCTATCGTGAACCTGTGTCGATCCTCGTTGGCCTACCCACAACGACACCTCTTCTAGGGCTGCTCTGAGAGCTGTCTGGTTCATCAGTAGCAATTCCAGGGTGTCTGCGGCTACTGCGGCCTTGTCGTCCATGTGTGCGTACCCGTGACTTGGGGAGATACGAGACTGAATATTGGTTGCTTTTGAAGAGTTCATGATAGTGATCGGCGTGTTCTGCTGGAGTAATCCTTCCCTTCAGTAGCTAGGTGCCTAGCGCGTTGCACCCCCCCACGCCATAGCCCTGGTCATAGATTCACCTGGGCGAGAGTCATATCCCTCTTCATGGATCAAGACGCCCTCTGCATCGTATATGCCCAAGAACAGCTGCGTGGCACCGACTCTGGACAGCCTGACCTGAATGTCAATTAGCTTGCCGTCGGCCAGTCTCTCTTCGTGAGTGCGGCTGTGGAGTTTTGGATCAGCCCACTGCCAGAAGACTTCGCCCCGAATTCTCATCACTAGCCTGCTATGTAGGTCGGCTCGCTGCCGGATTAACGATTACCCCGAACAGCGGGATTCAAGCCGGGATGGCCTAGGCCTGATTCATTGTAGTCATCGCTTCGACGTCAGCCACCAATAAGGACGGAGAGCATCGTAGTGCAGCGGCCAATTTGAAGATCACTGTGATGGTCGGCTGATTCACACCCCTTTCGATCAAGCTGACATAGTTCCGCTGAACGTCAGCCTCCAGCGCCAGTTGTTCCTGGGTGAGCCCTGCAAGCTTGCGTCGCTCGCGTAGAACCTTTCCGAATGCCAAACCTACGTCCAAGCCGGACTCCCCCTATAAGAGGGGTGAACTGTCGGTTGTGGGAGGTGTGCGGGTCTTCACAGTATATTGTGAATTTTGTCGATTCCGTGGCACCATTGCTGTCTCAACGAATTGATGGCCTATCGCTATCCCCGGAGGCCTGGCGAATCGTTGATCAGGCAGAGGAAGGGGGCTACCCGTCGCGGGGTTTGCGGATTGCTACTTGGGCGGGGGAAGGGCGGGACTGTGTTGGTGCGCTATCTGAAAGGCGCTTGCTCAAGGCGAAAGCGGGCATTGAATCGAGGGAAATATGAAGGCTCTGAAATGGATTGGTGTGATATGCCTGGTTCCGGTGGTGCTGGTCGCTGGCTCTTATATAAGGAATAAGATGATTGGACCGGTTGGGTGGGCCACAGATGATGTTGAGAAGGCACTCAGGGCGCAGATGAAAGATCCTGACTCGATGATGATCCGTTCATCTTATGTGGTCAAAAGGCAGACAGAGCATGGCCAGGAAATATCTATCTGTGGTTTCGTAGATGGTCGCAACAGCTTTGGCGCCTACTCTGGCCCTGTGAGGTTTGTGTCTAAGAGCTTTTCGAATAGGCAGCTCAAGGTTTTCCAAACATCCATGGTCAAGCTTGAGAACTCATCAGAAACCAAGGAGGCTCATGAGGTGAATATGCTGTCAGCATTCGAGCATGTGTATTGGAATAAGTACTGCGTAGATGAATCGCATCCAGCGTTAACGGTAAGCTCTGCGGTAGAAGGTTAGGATACATCCTGACCTGCGAAAGTCTGTGAGGCGGCGTCTAGTCCCCACGCCGATATACGAGCTACAGGGCCAGCGGGAAAACAGAATATCTGAGGACAGCAAAAAGCCGCCCGAAGGCGGCTTTGAACTACGGTATTCTTTCTAGCTTACGGTCTTTCGGCCTTTCGGCCTTGCAGTCTTTCTGTCTTACGCACCGCACTTCGCCCTTGAGCTTACAGGCCGGCTAGAGGTGTTTCAAGGGTTTACGAAAACTTCAAAAGCTATCCATCAGTGAGGCAGTGTTAAGTGCCACTGGAAGACCCGAAGGGGGCCATACGGCACGATTTTAGAATATCACGTAGGGTTATGGCGGCATGGCCTTAAGGTGGCTGTAATCGCTTCCTAGGAGCTTACAGGGCTGGAGGCAGTCTTGCTAATTTCCAATCCTAGGCGCTGCATCGTCCTCATGACAGCCGTCGGCGACCATTGACCACCACGGGCGGTGGGGATGTTGCGTGCAATCAGGCAATCGGCCACTGCCTGGAGGCTGCTAGCTCCCTTGAGTACACATAGCTCAATGGCGTCCTTGACCAGTGCTGCACGGGCGTCAGCCTGCTGGCGCTGGGTGTCATGCCCCTTCGCCCTGTTCAGCATGCTACGGCCTTTAGCGAGTGCCTGAGAGCGGTTACTGATCTTTTGGACGGCTTCGATATCGCCAGTGGCTGCACGGGTTTCCAGGGATTTAAGTGCGGCCTTGGTCCGCTCGCTGATGAACGTCCGTTCTTGTTCAGCCAGGACCGCGTATATGTGCAACTGAAAGGTATCGGCGGTGGGCATAGTTGCGACACGGAACTTGTGCCGCTTCATTAGGCCAGCGATGTGTTCAACGTCGCGGCTCATCCTATCGAGCTTTGCCACCACCACTGGATGCCCGGTTGCGAACGCCTTGGTGGCTGCTGGACGTTCCAATGGGTGAATCGATCCCGAGATACCCACGTCTTCATATTCTGCCACCACCACCCAGCCTTGCTGTTCAGCAGCAAATCTAACGTACTCACGCTGAGCATCGAGGCCAAGGCCGGATTCTCCCTGGCCTTTGGTTGATACGCGGTAGTAGGCGACAACTTCCATGCTGGTGATTCCTGGTGTGGCTGATGAACTGATTTTACAACTGTTAGAACGACCGATCAACAGTTGTAATGGTTGTGCTGCGTTTCCGATGGGCACAAAAAAGCCCGCTGTAAGCGGGCAGATGGGTGTAGTGACACTGCGTGTCGTCCAGGGTGGGCAGCTCTCACCTATATGTCCTTTCAAGTGTTGTGGAAATGGGCCGATTTGCTTAACCCCTACTGAGCATAAGCCCCGTGATCAGGGGCTTTGCCGAGTCGATACGCTACCTCGGGTACAGTGACGCCGTCTGCCAAGGTTAGTTCAGGCATTAGTTTATGATGGTTTCTTTTATGCTGCTGAGGCTGGGTGAAGGATATAACTATGCGTAGAAGTTATGCGGCCTGTTTGAGTGCTTCACGCACATCAGTTACTGAACCGATCCAGTCATTACCCTTGTTGATCGGCTGAAACCCAAAGCGTTTTGCAAAACTTGCTGAGGCTTCAGATATAGTGGTTTCAATCGCAATTTTGTCGTATCCGATCTCTTCTGAAAGGTCAACGAGCATGCCCAGAAGTTTACGTCCGTGTCCTTTCCGCTGTTCCTTGAAGTTGATTTTTGCGATCACCAAGGTATCTCTTGGCCAAATCGTCTTCGGGTTGGGGAATAGCCTGAAGTACAGCTCATACTTTGCCGTCTCAGCTTTCACTGTTGTGCCGAAACCTGAGTGGAGGATTCTCTTAACCCCCCTCTCAGAGTAATCAAAGTTCTCCATCAAGTAGGGAGTTAGCTCGCCGAGCAGGCGGTCGCAACACTTTTTGGTGTACTCACGCCAATCATCTTCGTGAGCGTTAATCGCAGGTTTTTCGGTATTCAACGAAATGCTCCTAGTGGCTTGATCTAATTTCAGGCTAGCGAGCTGTTCGCGATCCTGTCAAGCACTTCGGTGATATTTTTTGAAAGGCGGTCGATGAAAACATAAGTGCATTACAGTAAACTAGGATGCTGACTAGGGTTTTCTCTTTTACTAAGTCGGTGTTTGTTCTTCTGGTGGGGCTGCTGCTCTTTCATGGGCATGTTGAAAACTCGACAACTAACTTTAAAAAGTCAAATACTTACCTTTAAAAACTCGACAACTAGTTTGGGCGGTCTCAACAACTAGATTGTGTTCTGTATCAAAAAACTCATCAACTTATTTGGTTCTTTTTCTGGGGTATCTGGATTGACAGGGTGATGAGTATCGACTCTTCATAGCCCCGTTACATCAATCATTAGGTACTGGGGAGTGACGCCGTTGTCGCTCATTCCGCTCGGTCCTACGGTGCCTGTGTTCGTTCTCGTGAACGCCCACACATCTACTATCGCTGTCGATACAGATAGAACGCCGGACTCGATTTTGGCTGCGGACATCCTAGTGACTCTAGAGTCGATGACGAACACACTGGGTGATACACCCCCTATCACTGATTTGTATTCAGTGTTGAAGTACATGCTCTGCGGCACAACTGCCATTGTCTTGCCGGTAGGGATGCTGGTGTTCCCGTTGCCAGAAGTACCCCCCAGGAAGTTCATCAGTTTCCAAGCAGAATCGAAAGCGAGACTTCCATCGCTCTTGTATACCTGAAGGCCAAAGTCTGACTCAGCTGAAGCGCCTCCAAAGATCCAGTAGTTGATTGTGGCTCCAGCTGGTGATTCTGCGGCCAGTGTTACGGTGTTTCCATCGCGACCGATTATCGCTACGGGGACAGTAGACGAGAAGGCGATCAGTTCATTGTCGTTTACTGTGACTGTTGCTCGTGTGGGGTTTGTGACGACGCCGCTGCCATTCATATATGTAGTAGTGGAGAGGCTTCCTTTTCGCAGGAAGCACATGTTGATGAAGTCACTATCTATCTGTAAAAGGCCGTAGTCGTTGAAGACCTGAATGCCACTAAACACCAGAGTAAACTCCATAGTAGATAACGCCTGGGGGCGCTGTTAGCTCTTGACTGGTTTTGGCCGGTCTAACCCAAGTGATGGTGTCATGTCCAAAGGTGAAGACCGGTTGAGATGAAGTAATTAAAGTTCCTCTACCGTTGCCAACTCCCAAGGCCGTGGTAGTGAAGGCAATGAATGGCACCGCAAAAGGCTTGCCGTGAGCCAGCTTTGCGTCAGTGATGATCCCAGTCATTTGATTCTCGGCAACTGTCACTTTGCCGATCAAAATTCCAACAATCGACGTGGTATCTAGCATGATATTACCGTTGGCGTCGAAGGTTTGTAATCCGAACTGCACTTGGTCTTCCTTTAGTAAGGGCGGTTATTTCGCCCTTGGTGATTGTGAGTAGGCACGTACTAGATCCGCCAAGGCTGCTTCTTCATCTAGTAGGTCTTGTTGGATCTTTGTCAGCGCCATCGCCTCGGCTGCTGCTGCGTCAGCTTCTGCTGTAGCTACTTTGGTTGCAGCAAGGGCCTTCTCTTCACGACGACGCTTAATGGATAGTGTGATGTCAACTTGGCGAGCTGTTTCGGCTGTATTTCGCTCATATCGGAGTCTGTCGTAATCGGCTCTTACTTCATCTGTTAGCGTGCGAAGCTCAGCCTTGATCACCTTATCTGGCTTTCGCAACTGGGCTTTGAAGTCGAGCGTGTCGTATCGGGCATGGACGAGGGTATATCCCTTTCGCCATTCTTCCTGTAAGTCGAGTAGGGCAAGATGAAGAGGCTTCTTGCACACCCACTCAATATTAGCGGCGGGATCTTTGAAGTACAGTCCTTGAGCGTTGGTGTTGTAGCGTACAATCTTCTGCTCTATCAACTGGCCTAGCTCTGCTTCGTCGTGCTTGAAGAACTCGATGACTTTCTCACCGTATGAGTGTTCTATAATGCCCATTTTCGGGGTGTTTCCTATTGTTGTGATTCATTGGTGGTTGCTTCTTGAGCAAGATACTGTTGTTCCAGCTGATGTTGGCTGGTTGCATTGCTTGCTCTATAGTTTCTTGTCTGACAGGCTGAGCTGCACCAGCGTGATCGGTGCGACCTACTGTAATAGGTATTGCCGCAGTGGTCGCAAGACTTCCGCTGCAATGGATAGCTCTTTTGCATGTTTATACTCTTGTTTGGGTAGATGTTTCTCAGTGGCAATAGAAAACCCGTCACTCATTGCGAGCTTCGGGTTGGGATCTATTGAGTTGTCTTGTTGTGTACTGCTTGTGTATGCGCTATTGCCCGTTGCAGGCAATGATTCAAGCTGGTGGACAGTTCCGTTCAACTAATACCGATCTTACCACAGTGGCATGGTTGTCAAGTGTCTGAGGGCTCTATTAGGGACTTTATTTTCAAGGCGTTCTTGTGTGGTCTGTACCGTGTTTTAGTCTCTGGTTTGAACGGTGTAGTTAAAGGCTTGTCAGTTTGCCCAGGTAGTTGTGCGTTGCTCAAAGCACTAGACTATGTGGTAGGGCGGAGCTAGCCCTACAGTACTATAAGTCTTCACGGTGCATGTTAGTGTGTGACGTCTCGTCACCAAAAAATACCCAAGTAAGCGGGTGGGTGGTGGTGCACCACACCGCTCTGCACCCTAAAGTCTTGTTTGATGCCTCACGGTATAGTGGTCATAGAGAGGGGGCAGAAGCGAAAGCCCCCGTACTGCTTAGTTTGAGCTGTGGTTAGATGTAACGTTCCGTTACAGAGTTATGTGGCACGAGAAGCTGTAGAGTTTAAAGCAAGATCAAGAGCGGGGAAGGGGTTCACCCCTTTCTTCCCCTGCATTATAGCGTTGTTATCCGTGCTTCAGGCACTGTTGGTTAATTGTGGCGTAGACGCCACATGGATAGACTGTAAAGGTAGTTAATCCCAAAGCTCCGCTTTGGCGGAAGTTGGCACTTGCCCTATGATACATGCGGCCGAATTACTCCCCTTCCCAACAACCACGCACTTTGGCAGGTTAGGCAGCCTGCGACTCTCCTTGTGCAGCGAGAGCTTCATTCCGCCACTTTCGGATGGTCTTCGCGGATACCGACGTCTCTCGCTCCACAGCTTTGAATGTGGCGCCCTCCAGTATCATCTGTACGGCTTGGGCTCTCTTCGGGTGTTGCTCGCGTGCAGGAAAGTCGATGCTGTTCGGCTCCCTGATGAGGCAGCTTAATTCTGCCTCGTACTCTTCGTCATACTCTTCGGCCGTATTGTGCCGAGTGAAGGTTCGCAAGTCATGATGCAGCTTCTTCAGATCATCTGGAGTGGGTGGATTCAACTCCTGGTGGTCTAGCCAATCACAACCTGCCTGTTCCGGTTCGACGTTATCCATATCATCACGAAGGGACCGGGGGCGTTTCTCCATCATGCTGGGGATGATGAGTTCAATCGCTTTGACATATCGTCTGGCGTGACGCTCACCTAGTTGAAGCAAGTCCTCTACGGCCTCGTTAGAGACGATTGGGAGGCTTTCCAGGATGACCGCGAGGCTGCGTACAGACAGCGGCATAGATTTCCCCCCTACGCCGATAGGGCGGTCGTGCCAATCAAGGCGTGCGATACCTTCCATGATATCTAGTGCAAACACTGGATAACGTCCCCAGTAAGTCATGCACCCGATAAAGCCGTAGAACGGATTGTGGATGATCTTTGGCTTACGCCCGCATGTACTTTTCGGGAGTCGGGGATTTGCGGTCTTGGGTGATGGTAGGTTTGCTTCCAGCCACTTGTCTGCGTTCGCGGAGATGCGTGCGTCCAGTTCTTCAAGTTCTTGCTTAGAAAGTAGTTTGACTTTAGTGCTGTCAGGATCTTTCAATTTCATATTGGTACTCTGTTTGGCTTTTTGACTTATATGCAAACCCTCTTATGTTTCGGCAAGTTATTGCTCGGTGACATTTCGCCATATCGCAGACAGCACAAAACCCGCTCTGCTCAGTGGCCTATGGGCTTGAACAAGCGAGATGTGATGGTCTGATATGGTGAGGTGTTGCTGATGCCTGCTGTGGGCAGGTGTGGCAATGCTAATAGCTACCGTGTGAATGTCAAGTAAAGATATTTTCTTACCACGTGTATTTAATTAACTAAATTTAAGCCTTCGTTGATGCCTTTTCCTTGCCCTCGAAGATAACAACCCCATTCCCCGCACGCTCCCCCACCTTGGTGGCCAACTGAGCGTGCAGCTCATATTCACCATCCAAGTGCTTATCAGCCCAGCGTGGAAGTGGCCGTTCAGCAGCTGGCTTAAGCTCAGCCGGCTTCAGTTCCCACGAAGGCAGTGTCTCTGGCTGTGCAGCCAGATCAATCAACGACATTACTTAGCCTCCTTGGGCAGGCCAGCATTCACCATTGCCAAGATCGAAGTCTTGATGCCGCTGAAGAAGTTCTTCATCACGCGGTAAGGCAGAAGGACCGGGCCGATAAGAGCCTCACCAAGAACTTCATAGAAGTCCTGTTCTGTTACACGGCGTCCTTGAGCTTGACGCTCAAAGCGAAGTGCGAACAGGGCATAGATCACGTAGGTGGCATAGATGATGCCGTAGGCAATAGCGATAGCTGCCCATTTAGTTAGTACAAAGTCAATCATTTACTGCACCCAAAGTCGTTCATCACTTTTACGTCGAAATTCCACACCATCAATATGGCCATGGTCATAACCCTCATCGAATCCGCCACGCCAGGCGCCTTCTTCCAGTTCATCAATCAGATCCCAAATCACTGGGTGGAACTCTGGCGATATCATCCCCACCAAGTCATAGCGAACAGACTCACGGTTACGTGGCGGCACTTTCACTTCTACATTGAAGTTGAAGCTCATCCGATCACCTTCATTTCTTCTTTGAACAGGGCAACATCATCATGCCCGTCAACTCGCACGAGGATAAACTTACCCCCGGTGCCGAACTCTGGCTCAACAACTACTCCCTTCTTTCCCTTCAGGGTGTAGAAGCCTTTCGAGTATGCCCACCAGCTGCCACCAGTTATCTCTACTTCAGTGCCGGCGGTGATCAATCGATCACCTCTACTTCATCGGCAGTCAGCAGCACATGACCAACTCCGGGGATCAAGACGTAAACCTCTGGTCCCTCTTCACCGAAGTCTGTGTCATATACATGACCTTCCAAACCCAGCAGGGAAAATTCACCCCGGCTGTTATGCCACCAGCATTCGCGGGTGACTCGAACTTTGTGGCCAGGTACGATCAATTGTCTTCACCCAAGTCAGGATTGCCAGCTTTCTTCAGGCGCTTCTGCACATAAGTCTTGCCTTTGCCAGTCAGCACGGTTTGCTTGTAAGTGACCCTATTACCGTTGTCGGACGTGTAATCCTTATCCAGCACGCGGAAGTGACCTTGATCAATGTGTTTCTGCTGCGGCATGTTGTTGTGCATCAAGATGTTTTGATCACGCAGCCAAGCAAACAACTTGTTTCGACCGAAACCGAGTATCTTGGCGAAGTCCCCAACAGTATCTGTGTTCTTTGAATCCCGAACGTGAGCGTAGTAATCAGCCTTCGGCTTGTCCTCGGCAATCTTCTCGGCCTGGATGCCGACCTGGTGTTCCAACTCCATCACCTTTTCGGTGTAGCCCAGCAGCAGACCACGGAGGGCCGCAGCATCGTTCAGATTCGCCGGCGCTGGCTTGGCCACCTCGGCTTCCAGTTCCTGCCAGCGGTCTACCAGCTTTGCGGTGAACTCCGGTGAGAGCTGGGCCACCACGATGATGCTGTCCCGCTTACCCTGTTCGCCCCGAAAGACGTACTCCATACCTGGGCGACCTTGCGACCTGGGCTTTTCCTGCAATGCAGTAAAAGTGATAACCCCACGGTTCACCAGCCGCTCTACCGTGGTCTTCACGTTGTCGTGGCGACTGCCCACCAGATCCGCGATGTCTTGGCTGCTCATGGTCAGCTCAGGACTCACGATCCGCGTCACGCCGGCACTCACAGGCTGGCTGTAATGGGTGGCCAAGGCGTTGTCAGCCTCTTCAGCTTCAGGCCGCTGGGAATGAACATAGTCCACCCACTTCTGCTGGTCCTTCTCCTTGAGGCGTCCATTCAGCAAGTTCGCTTGATTGGGCGTCAGGTGGTACTCATCAAACTTCTTTCCACCGGGTTTGTTCTGGTAGTGTGATACACGGAGTTTCAGTTCACCGCGTCGAACCATGCCATCAGCCATGCGGAAGATGTTGCCATGCGGGACGCCGACAATTGCGGCGAACACGCGGGTACTGATGGTCTTGGTACTGATTGTTTCAGTCTTACTCAAATTGCCCTCCGGGGCAGGAATGGCGCCTGCCTTGCAGGCGCCTTATTGTTTATTCAGCTTGTTCAAAGAACTGTTGCATTTCTGCCATTACTTCAGCCTTGTATTCCGCTTCACGCTCAGCACGATATTCTGCATACCGTGGTAGACGCTCACGCAGATCATCTGCGTAGAAGTACAAGTCCTTCCCGTTGTCCAAGATTTGTTCGAACTCATCTTCGGTCAGGAAGCCAGCGTATGTACGCAACACCCATTCACGGTTGATACGCTCGGTGTAAGCAACGCCTGCACGGACATCTGATTCTTTGCCGTAGCCTGGGGAGTAGTGGGCTACAGCCTGATGTACTGGAGTGCATCCGCCATTGCCTTGAGCGGGCTACGGCTGCCGTAGATGCTGAACGTGACTGCCCCATCCTCGTGCCCAGCTATCCGCTTGATGAGCGAGTCTTGGACTCCGGTATCCCGCAGGTCGTCGATGAGAGTGTGACGGAAGCTATGGAATGTCTTCCTCGGGTCAGCGATGCCCAAGCGAGTCTTGTAGCGACCGAACCACTTCGAAGGGGCATGGCCCAGCTTGCCTCGCACTGCTTCCAGTTCGGGGAAGAGGCGGTCTGCTCCAGTGGCTCTGACAGACTCGACGTGTTGCAGCAGGCCCAAGTCGATCAGGGCAGGGTGGAGGGGAAGGATTCTCCGGCTGCTGGCGTTCTTCAGGTTCTGACCCTCCCGGCTGTCGTCAATGCGGATGCACGGGATGCCCTGTTGCTCGATGAAGTCGTCTATCCGCAACTGACAGATTTCCTCCAGCCTTGCCCCTGTGGCTCGACCCAGGAGTGGCAGCCAGTAACGCCATGGATGCTTGCGGCCTTCCTTTAATAGCTGCTGCTGGTCGAGCAGGGCGGTCAGGTCGTGCTGGTCGAAGGACAACCGGGCTTCCTTGGCAGATCCCGTCATCACCTTCAGCCCCGCCAGCGGGTTCTCTTCTATATACCCGTTGGCCTTGCACCAGTTCATGAACGCGGTGAGCTTGCGGAGGCGGTTGTTCACCGTGACGGCGGTGATGGTCTTGTAGGTGGCACCAGACTCCACGACCTGCTTCAGCGTCTTCCCTTTGAACTCGGGCCGCAGGGCAAAGTACTGTGGGCAAAGGCTCAGCCGTTCTTTCAGCAGTCGGGCTTGTTGCACATCGAAGGCATTGGCGGGCATATCGCCCATCAGGTCGAACAGATCGGCTAGGGCACGTTCGACTTCCTCGGTACTGCCCTGGCGCCACGTTCCGCCACGTTTCCCTTCTTCTATATAGAGCTTCGACAGGGATGCCAGCGTAGGGCTGTCGCTGACCTGCTTCGCCACAGTTGTTGTGGTCGTCCTTGGTGCGAGACGTACTACCGGGGTCGGTGCAGCATTCCGCCATTTGGAAACCAACGCACGGAGTGTTTGGGGTGTGGTCAGCGGATGTTCGCCAAGGTGTCGCTGGACCTGCTCAGCCAGGGAAGCGGCCAGAAACATTGCGGCCTGACGCTCTCGGATGTTCAGGCAAAGGCGAAGAGTGGACCGCTTCGGGAACAGGTGTTTGGGTAGCCGCAAGTTCAGGTAATAGACGGCTTGGCGGCGGACGATGTAGGTCATGAGTGGAACACCAGAGTGGAACAAGCGAGTGGACCAATTCCAGCCACACCCCTGGTGTCACCTTGCCCGTGCCTCGTGTTCGCACGGTAGAACTATCGGAGCCCCATCAGCCTGAAACCCTTGCCCCATAAGGCCCGCAACGATTACCCGAGCATCCTCGGATGCCACCTGGTCAGGCCCGGAAGGGAGCAGCCATAGCGGGAACATTGTGTGCCGGGGTGTGGCTGGTGGGGCCGCCTCCATTTCTGGGGGCTGAAATCCTCTTCAGGCCCTCTGTCTCCTCGCTTCTACGTCCTTTTCCCTTGCGCCCGTTTATCTGGGGTGCGCGCTTCCCTGTGATTTGCAATTGCCAGTAGCGCTGCGCTGCCACTACGATGTGGCTTCTGAGCAAGGAGCTAGATATGGAATTCGTAGAGCGACTGAACGCGTTATCGGCAAAGATCCGCCAGCAAGGACCCGCAATCCAGACAGAAGAGGCGACCAAGATCGCCTTTGTCATGCCCTTCATCAATTCCGTCCTCGGGTACGACGTGTTCGATCCGTCCGAGGTAACCCCTGAGTACGTCTGCGATGTCGGCACGAAAAAGGGCGAGAAGATCGACTATGCCATCCGCAAGAATGGCGAAATCCAGATTCTGATCGAGTGCAAGAAAATCGGTGAGCCGCTGAATATCAATCATGCGAGCCAGCTCTTCCGGTATTTCCACGTCACCAGCGCTCGTATTTCGATCCTGACTAACGGCCAGGTATATAAGTTCTTCACCGATCTGGATGCTCCCAACAAGATGGACGAGAAGCCGTTTCTGGAACTCGATCTGCTTGATGTGGATGAGCATGCGCTTCCGGAGCTTCAGAAACTGACCAAGTCGGCTTTTGATGTTGATTCGATCATCAGCGCTGCCGGTGAGTTGAAGTATGTGGGGCAGATCAAGAAAGAGATGGCTTCGCAGTTCAGTCAGCCTGACGAAGACTTCGTTAAGTTTTTCGCTGCTCGTGTCTATGAAGGCATGATCACGCAAAAGGTTAGAGAGCAATTCACTACCTTGACGCGAAAGGCCGCAATTCAGTTTCTTGGCGATCAAGTCAATGACCGTTTGAAGTCGGCAATGAGTGGTGCTCCGGAGCCTTCGTTTGCCATGGTGGCGACTGTCCAGTCTGACTCAGAAAAAGAATCGGCTGATAGTACTGGAGATGATCGTGTTCAAACGACTCTTGAGGAGTTGGAGGGCTTCCATATCGTCAAGGCGATTGTTCGGGCAGTCGTGGACGCCAAGCGGATCGTGCATCGTGATACTCAAAGCTATTTTGGGATATTGCTTGATGACAACAATCGCAAACCGATTTGTCGTTTGCATTTCAATCGTAGTCAAAAATACATTGGTATTTTTGATCAGGAAAAGAATGAGACACGGCACCCAATTGCGTCAGTAGATGATATTTATGTGTTTGCAGAACAATTGAAAGGAACTATCTCGTTGTACGAGTAA